GAAGGGCTGGACAATCTATATATGAAAGTAGTCGTGAAAAAGCTACTCGTAAGTCAGGCTCAACAATAGGTCAAACTAAGCGTGAAGGTGCTGTTCGTAAATCAGGATCTACAATAGGCCAAACTAAGCGTGAAGGTGCTGTACGTAAATCAGGCTCAACAATAGGTCAAACTAGGCGTGAAGGTGCTGTTCGTAAATCAGGTAGAACTATTAAAGAAAGCGGTCGTGAGAGTGCAACACGTAAGTTTAGTCAAGGTGGAAGTAAATCACCTAGTAGGTTAACTAAACGTCTTCGTAAAGCAAGCAATTCACCAACAGGGCGTAAAGTTCGTAAGGCAGCATCATCAGCAGCTTCAGGTGCAGCAGCAGGGGCAAGTGCAGCTAAATCATGGGGCAGTGCAGCACAAAAAGCAGCTTTACAAAAAGCACAAAAAGCTTCAGCTAAAGCACGTAGATCAGGTAGCCGTGGTGGAAACCGTTTACGTAATAGTCGTTTAGGTCAACGTGTATCTAATAGCCGTATTGGTCGCCGTTTAGGTCTTAACGCACGTAGAGCAACAACTAGATAATAGGGGAATTACTATGCCAAAAGGAATGGGTACTTACGGAACTAAACGTGGTCGTCCACCTAAAAAGGGCGGCAAAAAGAAGTAATGGGGCGGTCTAACCCTAGACTCTGGGAACGTGCCAAACAAAAAGCCAAGGCTCGTATGGGTGGTAAACACTCTGCCAGAGCTATGCAATTGGCTGCTAAAATATATAAAGATAGTGGCGGTAGTTATACTGGCTCTAAAACAAAAGCTCAAAAGTCTATGACTAAATGGACTAAACAGAAGTGGCGTACTAAAAGCGGTAAACCTTCTGTTCTTGGGCCCAATGCTACAGGTGAAAGATACTTACCTACTAATGCTATTAATGCTATGCCTAAAAAGAAATATGCAGCTAGTACAGCTAAAAAGCGTAAAGACACTAAAGCAGGTAAACAGTATTCATCACAACCTAAAAGGCGTAAAGCATGAGTAATATTAATAAAATAAAACAATTAGATACTCAACGTCAAATGAACAAAGCTTTTAAGTATGGATCTAAAGAGGGTGAACGATTTAATCCTTATAGAGCTATAAAGCCAGCTATAAAAGCTTATAAAAAGAGTTATAAAAAGTAATGATAAAGTTACATGAGAAACAGTCAGAAGTCGTTAGAGATTTATTTGTTGACAAGTCTTGTCGTTATGCAGTAGTTAATGCTAGTCGTGGTTTTGGTAAATCATATTTAGCCGCAACAGCTGCTATAGTAGCGGTACAAGAATTAATGGACTTAGAAGAATCAGTGCCTAATAAAAACGTAGCACTGATAGCGCCTACATACAGCCAAGCAGTAGATATTTATTATCCACTGATAGCTTGGCAACTAGGCATGGAAGACTTTGCTGATAAGGCATCAAAGGCTGCAGGTACTTTTTGGTTTCCAAATAACGTACAATTAAAGCTTTGGTCTTATGAAGCATCCCAGCGTATGCGGGGTACAGGGCAATACTTTGTAGTAGCCGATGAGGTTACATCATGGAAAGGTGCGGGTATGAATCTCAAAGAATCTTGGGAGTCTATTATCCAACCTTGTGTCAGTACTCGATGGTCTCCCAAGAATGCTAAAAAGTTCGGTGCTAATTCCGGTAGAGCACTTATTATTAGTACACCTAAAGGTTATGATTACTTTTATGAAATGTACAACAGACAAGATTCCGACAATGATTGGAAGAGCTATACATATACTTATAATGATTCTCCCTTCCTCGATGAGGATGAGATTGAGAGAGTAAAATTAACACTTGATCCTTTAAAGTTTGCCAGAGAGTATACTGCAAGCTTCGAAGACTCTGGCACCAATGTATTTTATACATTTAACCGCAAGGATCATATAGACAAAACACTTCCTTCTTTCGAAGACGGAGAAGATGTTCATGTTGCTATCGACTTTAACGTTGGTATCATGGCCTCCGTCATATTTGCCATTAGAGGTAGCCAAATACACATCTTAGATGAGATGCAAGGCCACCCTGACACAGAAACCCTAGCAAGGGCGCTTACAGAGAAGTTTGATGGTCATCGTATCACAAGCTATCCTGACCCTTCTGGGAGGGCGAGAAAAACTTCAGCTGCTGTCGGTGTTACAGATTTTAAAATCCTAGAGACAAATAAAATCCTCACCAGAGCACATACAAAAGCTCCACCGATTGTAGATTCAGTAGCAGCTGTAAATAAAAAGTTTAAGAACGCCAATGGTGATATTGATATGCTTATACACCCTAAGTGTGTTAATACAATAAGGTCTCTAGAGCGTACACAGTGGATAGAATCTAATCCAGATAGTGCTACGATTGATAAAAAGGAAGGTGTTGAACACTGGACAGATGCTTTACGCTATGCAGTAGAATATCTGTACCCAATCAGAGCAGGAACTAAATCCGTTAAGCGTGGATTTGGATTCTAGAAAGGACACTATGGCAATAAGACGCTTGGCTAGGTTTGTTATGACACCAGCCAGAAAACTTGCTTTACGTAAAGCTCAAAGAGCTTCTGCTGCAGCGGCTAGACGTAAAGGTAAGAAAGTTATAGCAGGAAAATTAAAAAGGAAAGCAGTAAAAGCTGCTTCTAAAAGAATTCAAAGAAAAACAACAAGAGCGGTTTCTAGTGCAGCCTTAACACAAGGCGTTTCAACAGGCCGTAGTCGTGTTCAAAAAGTTGCTACAGGAATAGCATTAGCTGGGTACGGCACAGCTATAGCAGCAAATGTTGAAGCTAAAAAAAGAAGAAATACTCTTATGGATTCTTTATCAACACCTAAACCTTATAGACCGAGAAATGTAGGTCGAAGCAAAGCTGCTGAACAAGAATATAAAAGAAAAAAAATTGAGAACCTACTCAGTGCTCAACGTAGATTATCTAAGATTGAAAATAGACGTACTATGCTAGACACTAGAGGCAAAACAACATATAGGGACATTTAAAATGAGTAAAATACTTAATTTTGTTATGACGCCTGCCCGTAAGCTAGCCCTTAAAAAAGCACAAAGAGCAGCGGCTAAAGCAGCTAAACGTAAGGCGGTTACAATAGGCCGTAAAAAGGCTATCAAAAAAGTAGCTACTATGAAGCTAGCACGTAAAGCAGGTGGTCGTGTACTTAGATCTAACTTCCGAGCAGGGGGTAAATTTGCAGGACAGCGTAGGGCAACCTATGCAGCAAGACTTGCTTCTTCAAGGGCTAAGTATAAAGCATCTTCATTTCGTAGTAAAGCAGGTTCTGCTGCTGTGGGATTAGTAGCACCTACAGGTGTATTTCGTAGACGCTATTCTGATTTAACTTTAGGTGAAAATATTACAAGAAACGTAGGTAGAAGCCTAAAAGTTGGTGCAGCTTTATTACCTGTACAAGCCGCTATTGCAGCACCTAGTATTATAGGGTTGCGCAGACAAATGAGACAAATAGAGAGAATGTATGGAGCTTCTGCAGATAGTATTAAGCAATCTCAAGAAACTAAATACAAGAAGATGTCAGTATAATGGCTTTAGCAAGGATAGCATTTAAATTTGGTAGTTCGAGATTATCAGCTGCACAAAAGAGAGCCTTGGCAAAAGCTATTAAAGCTAGCGCATTAAAGCGTAGTCGTAAAGCTAAATTCAAAGCATTTAAAATAACAGCACGTAAAGGTCGAGTAGCTGCTAGGAAAGTTAAACTTACTAAAAAATTAGGTTTTTCTAAACAACTTTATGCTGGTAGAGCCGCTCGTTCATCTAAGCTATTGTTAGCAAAAACAACAGCCGAAAACAAATATAAAAATCCAAGTTTTATTTCTAAGCAATTAGGGCTTAATAATCCTGAAAAAGCTTTAAGGAACTTTAAAAGAGCAGATAGAGCTTATGTAAGAGCTATGGTACAAACTACCAAGAGTGAAAAGTCAATTGCTTCTCTCCAAAATAGACTTATGAAGGCTCAAAAATTAGATGATAAGTTAATAAAACGTCTTGCTAAATCTAATGCTTTAGAAATTTTGCATTTAAACGATGCTAAAAAGTATGCTAAAATATCAGGAGTTGCTATTAAAGCGGCAGATACTAGCATGACTAAAGCCAAAGCAGACGCATTATCTAGAAGTTTTGATAAGGGATTTTATGGTGCATTAGCAGCAACTACAGGGTTAACTGTAGCGGCTAACGTTAAATATAAAAAACAAAATCCTGATGGGCCGAAAATTAAACTTGATTTCCAAGGTCTAATAAAAAATAAATAATAATAAAAACAATAAAGCCCATCTGAGGATCGGCAGGAGGATTCAATATGCCACGCTCAAAGATAACGTCAAGTTCAAAAGACTTGATTACGGATGATGGGGCTATACTAGCTTCAGTTATCCACGGTGAACAAACAAGACTAGACATGGTAGTTGGTTGGTTAACAAACTTATCAGGTTATACAATTACAGCTAAAGTAGTTGAAGGTAATAACATACAAGGTTCAGGTGTAAAACCTACTGATCCACGCAGCGGTGGCGCTGTTATTACTTTACCTATTATTGATGCTACTCCAACGGACAATCAATTTGATATAGTTATTCCACAGACTCTTATTGCAACTTGGAATACAACACCTGAACCTGATAAACCTATTTATGGTTTTATTGGCTTAGAGATTCAAGATACCGCTTCAGGTAATGCTCAACAAATCTGGAAACCTATGCGTGGTCTCGTTGAGGTCTTATATTCACCTACGGAGGCTTAAGTCATGGCATATAATCTTACTCTTAACAATCAACAGATGCAGTTAAGTTTAGCTAGAACAGGTGGTCAAGGTACTAAAGGTGACTCTGTTTCTAGTGTTACTATGGATAGCAATGGAGATCTTATTGTTGTAATTATTGATGCAGCAGGTAATCAAGTATCTTCTACCAATGTAGGTGGTTCTGCCTTCATTACAGCTACATCTAATCTTTATGATCAATTTGATGATCGTTATTTGGGCCAAAAGTCCTCTGCACCTAGTGTAGATAATGATGGTAATGCTTTATTAACAGGTGCTATTTATTTTGACACAACAAGTAATACTTTTGCTTTTTGGAACGGTAGTACGTGGAAGTATCCTGTAACAGAAGCAACAACAGCAAAAACAGCTGCAGAAACGGCTAAAACAGCAGCTGAAACGGCTGAAACAAATGCCGAAACAGCAGAGACAAATGCTGCTGCAAGTGCTACTACAGCTTCTACTCAAGCTACCAATGCAGCTAATTCTGCGGCGGCTTCTTTAACGTCAGCTAATAACTCCGCTACAAGTGCTACTGCTTCTGCAGGAAGTGCTACAGCAGCGGCTAATTCTGCCACCACAGCTTCCACTCAAGCTACTAATGCCACTACTTCGGCGACTAACGCAGGTACTAGTGAAACTAATGCAGCTAATAGCGCAACAGCCGCTAATACTTCAGCTACTAATGCAGCTAACTCTGCAACAGCTGCTAATACTTCGGCTACTAACGCTGCAAGTTCTGCTACTAGTGCAGGTAATAGTGCTACTACTGCGACAGCTCAAGCAACAACTGCTACAAATGCTCAAAATGCGGCTAGTGGTTCTGCAAGTGCAGCTTCTACTTCGGCGTCAAATGCAGCAACCTCACAATCTAGTGCAGGTTCAAGCGCAACAGCGGCTGCGGGAAGTGCTACAAGTGCAGCTACTAGCGCATCTAATGCAGCAGCATCTTTAGCATCAGTTGAAACTCTTTATGACAATTTTGATGATAGGTTTTTAGGTAATAAGTCTTCTGATCCTGCTACAGATAATGACGGTAATTCTCTTGTAGTTGGTACATTTTATTACAACACAACAGCAAATGAATTAAAAGTTTATAGTGGATCTGGATGGGTAGCACCCTCAACGAGTGCTTCTAATAGCGCTTCTGCTGCAGCTACTAGCGCAACTTCGGCAGGTAACTCTGCAACAGCAGCAGCTGCAAGTGAAACAGCAGCAGCAACCTCTGCTACTAATGCCTCTAGTTCAGCTACTGCAGCAGCTACTTCAGCTACTAATGCAAGTAATTCTGCAAGTGCAGCATCTACTTCGGCTACTAACGCAGCTACTAGCGAAACAAACGCAGGTAATAGTGCTACTGCAGCTGCAACATCTGCTACTAATGCAGCTACCAGTGAAACTAACGCTGGAAACTCAGCAACAGCAGCCGCTACTTCAGCAACTAACTCTGCAAATTCTGCTACTGCTTCTGATACGGCTAAAACAGCGGCTCAAACCGCTAAAACAGCTGCAGAAACTGCAGAAACCAATGCGGAGACAGCTGAAACAAACGCAGGTAATAGTGCCTCTGCTGCATCAACTAGTGCTACTAATGCAGCCACTTCAGCTACTAGTGCAAGTAACAGCGCTACAGCAGCGGCTACAAGTGCTACTAATGCAAGTACTTCAGCTACTAATGCAGCCACTTCAGCTACTAATGCAAGTACTTCGGAAACAAATGCTGGTAATTCCGCTACTTCAGCGGCTACTTCAGCTACAGCAGCGCAAACAGCGCAAGCAGCTACTGAATTAGTATTTGATAACTTTGATGATAAATTTTTGGGAACTAAAAGTTCTGATCCAAGTGTTGATAATGACGGTAATGCTTTAGTAGAAGGCGCTATGTACTACAATAGTAGCAGTAATGCTATTAAGTTTTATAACGGTAGTTCATGGGAAGCACCTAGCGTTGCAGCTTCCAATAGTGCTACAGCAGCGGCTACAAGTGCTACTAATGCTAGTAACTCTGCAACAGCAGCTAACACTTCAAAAGTTGCTGCAGAAACAGCTAAAACTGCTGCTGAAACAGCAGAGACAAATGCAGAAACAGCAGAGACAAATGCAGCTAGTAGTGCTACAGCAGCAGCTACTTCAGCAACTAACTCTGCAAATTCTGCTACGGCAGCTGCTAGTTCTGCTTCTGCAGCATCTACTAGCGAAACTAATGCAGCTACCTCTGCTACTAATGCAAGTAATAGCGCAACAGCTTCAGCCTCAAGTGCTACTGCAGCGGCTACCTCTGCAACTAACGCAGCTAACTCTGCTAGTGGAGCATCCACTTCAGCTACTAATGCGGCTACATCTGCAAGCGGTGCTTCAACTTCTGCTACTAACGCAGCTACTTCAGCTACGGCTGCTCAAACCGCTCAAACAGCAGCGGAGACAGCTTTAGATAGCTTTGATGACCGTTATTTAGGGGCTAAATCTTCAGATCCAACCGTTGATAATGATGGTGATGCTCTTGTTGCAGGTGCTTTGTACTTTAACATAGGCGGTGGATCACTTAAGGTTTATGATGGTACTCAATGGAATCCAACAGCGGCTACAACAGAAGCTATTCAAGATGTTGTTGGAAGCTTAATTACTGGAACAACAGGTGTAAGCGCAACTTATAATGATTCAGGTGATAGCTTAACTATTGCAGGAACAGCAGCAACTACTTCTGCAGCAGGTACAATGTCTGCAGCTGATAAAACTAAACTTGATGCGATTGAGGCATCCGCTACAGCAGATCAAACTGCTGCAGAGATTCGTACTCTTGTAGAGTCTGCTACAGATAGTAATGTTTTCACTGACGCTGATCACAGTAAGCTTAATGCTATTGAAGCAGGAGCAACCGGCGATCAAACTAATGCTGAAATAAGGGCGGCAATAGAAGCAGCCACAGACAGTAATGTATTTACTGATGCTGACCATACTAAGCTTAACGGTATTGAAGCTAGTGCAGATGTAACCGATACTACTAACGTTACTGCAGCGGGTGCTTTAATGGACTCTGAAGTAACTAACTTAGCACAAGTTAAAGCATTTGATTCAAGTGATTATGCTACTGCTGCACAAGGTACTACTGCTGACGCAGCATTGCCAAAAGCTGGTGGCACGATGACTGGCAATATTGTGTTTTCAGGTACTCAAACTGTTGATGGCAGAGATATTAGCGCAGATGGATCAAAACTAGATGGCATAGAAAGTAATGCCACTGCAGATCAAACTTCAAGCGAAATATTAACATCAATTAAAACAGTAGATGGTGCAACTTCTGGCTTAGACTCAGATTTATTAGATGGACAACATGGTAGTTACTATACAGGCTATACTGATACTGCTATATCTAATCTTGTAGATTCTTCACCTGCTGCATTAAATACTCTTAATGAATTAGCAGCAGCTTTAGGTGATGATGCTAACTTTAGTACTACTGTTACTAATAGCCTTGCTACTAAATTACCTTTAGCAGGGGGTACAATGACTGGCACTATTAATATGAATGGTGGCATTGTCAAATCTAGTGGAAATACAGTTACAGCATCAGGTTCGTCTACAACTATAAACATGACTTCTTCAAACTTTCATGTTATAAATATGCAAGCAGACACTACGTTTACTTTATCAAATTTAGCTAATGCGGTTACAAGTTCAGGTACTATTGTGATAAAACAAGATGCAACAGGAGGTAGAGATTTTACTTTACCGTCTTCTTGCAAAACACCAGTAGGAGGTGCTACAATTACGCAATACACGAGTGCTAATTCAACATCAGTGTTATCGTATCTTGTAGTAAGTTCAACAGAAGTCCTAGTAAACTATATAGGAAACTTCGCATAATAGGAGATTCTTATGAGCAACTTTGGATTTATGGACGGGGTAAAGGAGTGGAGTACATCAGTCTCCACTTCTAGAGCCACCACCACAACATTTAATACTAGTCAAGCTACAACTACTACGTTTGCGACAAGTAATAGTACAACTACGACTTTCCAAACTAGTCATACTACTAGTCATAGTACTACAACAACTTTTGCAACCAGTCAGGCTACAACAACAACGTATAACACTAGTCATAGTACTACTACTACGTTTAATACAAACACTACTAGAAGTACTACAACTACTTATAATACTAGTAAATCAACAACTACTACGTTTAATACAAACACTACTAGAAGTACTACAACTACTTATAATACTAGTAAATCAACAACTACAACTTTTGCTACTAGTAAATCTACTACAACGACTTATACGACTTATTATAATACTAGTCATAGTACAACTACAACGTTTGCAACAAGCCATAGTACTACTACTACATTTAATACAACTCGAAGTACTACTACGACTTATACGACTTACTACAATACTAGTCATAGTACAACAACCACTTTTGCTACTACTAGAAGTACAACTACAACATATCAAACGAGTCATGGTACAAGTCATAGTACTACTACTACTTTTAATACTACTAGAAGTACAACTACAACATATGCTACAAGCCATAGTACTACTACGACTTTTAATACAAATACTACTAGAAGTACAACGACTACATTTAATACTACTAGAAGTACAACTACAACTTATCAAACGAGTCATGGTACAAGTCATAGTACTACAACAACGTTTAGTACAAGTAAATCTACGACTACTACATATGCAACTAGTAGAAGCACTACAACTACGTTTAATACTACTAGAAGTACAACTACAACGTATAATACTAGCCGATCGACAGGCACAAGTAAAAGTACAACTACAACTTTTAATACTACATTTCAAGATTATGTAGCTACTGGTTATATTGATGGTAATTATTTTGCAAACACTACAATAAGTACAAGTAGAAGTACAACTACTTCATTTAATACTACAACAACATTTAGTACAAGTCATAGTACAACTACTACGTTTGCTACAAGTAAAAGCACTACTACAACTTATAACACTAGCCATAGTACAACGACTACATTTAATACAAGTAGATCTACTACTACTAGTTATACTACGTACTACAATACTAGTCATAGTACAACAACTACTTTTAGTACAAGTAAAAGTACAACTACAACGTTTGCAACAAGCACTAGTAGAAGTACTACAACAACATACAACACCAGTCATAATACTACAACAACTTTTGCGACTAGTCGTTCGACTACTACTAGTTATACTACGTACTACAATACTAGTCATAGTACTACAACAACGTTTAATACTAGTCGGTCAACTACAACAACGTATCAGACTAGTCACGGTACAAGTCATAGTACAACTACTACGTTTGCTACAAGTAAAAGCACTACTACAACTTATAATACTACTAGAAGTACTACTACTACGTATCAAACTAGTCATACTACAAGTCACAGTACTACTACAACTTATAATACTACTAGAAGTACAACTACTACGTTTGCTACAAGTCACAGTACTACTACTACATTTGCTACAAGCACGAGTAGGAGTACAACTACGACTTACGCTACAAGCCATAGTACAACCACAACGTTTGCAACAAGCACTAGTAGGAGCACTACAACTACTTATGCAACTAGCCACAGTACGACAACAACGTTTAATACAACTCGTAGCACTACTACAACTTACACAACATATTATAATACTACTAAAAGTACTACTACAACTTATAATACTACTAGAAGTACTACTACAACATTCAGCACAAGTAGAAGCACCACAACTACGTTTAATACACTTAGGGTGACTTCATTTTATAGTTAGGATAATATCATGGAAATGTTTAATAAAGCCTCTATCAAAGAGCGTATTGGCGATATGCGGAAATCAAAAACTCTTTCACACCTTAAAGAATGTGAAAAACATTTTTTTAAGCTTAAAAAGAAATACAAAGTTGATTCTGCATACGATGTAGTTGCAAATGAGCTTCCTTATTTTAAAACTATACAATACACTGAATGGGCGCATTGCTTTTCTATGAATCCTCTTCAACAAATGCTTCGTTGTAAACAACTAGAAGAAGCGCATGAAGATAACTGCGAAATAAAAACAGATTTTATGTCTTATTTTGTAGAAAAAGCTACAAATGGAACTTCTAATAAATATGATCACATTAAAGATCATGATATTGAGCCTAAAGATCATTTAATTATACCTTTAGGTTCTAATAAGATTAAGCAAACTATTTGTGCAAATAAATTGTGTTATTTAAGAGATAAGTGGGAGGGTGATATTTGGTTTAAACCACACCCTCTTACTACTTACGCTATTGTTGGCGAATTAAAAGATATGCTTGGCGATATAGTATTAGATCGAGATATCAACATGTATAAGCTATTAATTGGTTGTGAAGTGGCACATTTATCACACATGACAGAGAGTGCAGTTTATGCTGTAGCCTTAGGTAAAGAAGTAGACCCTATTGATGTTTATAATAAAGTACATGAGGGTTCCTTTTATCATATAAATAAAAATTTATTTAATAATAATGATCCTTATAACTGGATGCAAAAGGCTCTAAACAGCCCTAAGTCGGGAATTGTAAATCCTGAACTACAAGAAGATTGGCAAAAACAAATGGAAATGTATTTTGAGTATATCATGGAAAAGCGTGAAGAATACAAATATGATTACGTTTCTACAACTAGGGGATATGATTATCGATGACAACGGTATATACAAAGGCAGTCAACGGTCAGTTAACACATACTGAAATGGATGCTAATATTAATAATTTAAATAGTGCTAAATATGAAAGTGGCAACTCTGCCTATTTTGCTCAATGCCATGCTACTGATTGGTTTAGACCAAGTGGTTCGACTGGTCTTTACTTTCAGAGTTACGGCGGTGGCTGGCATATGACTGACAGCACATGGATACGGTCGTATAATAGCAAAAATGTTTATATAAATGCTGAGTTGCAAGCGACAACGATTAACACACCGTCAGATATAAATTTAAAAAAAGACATCGTTAAAATTGATGATGCTTTAGACAAATTACATAAAATTAACGGTTATAATTTTACCTTTAAAAAAACGGATAAAAAATCTTCTGGGGTTATTGCTCAAGAAGTTCAAAAAGTTATGCCTCAGCTTGTTCACGAAGGAGCAGATGACGGGGTTTTAACGGTTGAATATGGTAACATGGTCGGCTTGTTAATTGAAGCAATTAAAGAACAGCAAACTCAGATTGATGATCTGAAAGCTGAAATCCAATCTATAAAAAGCTAATAGTGAAAGGACACGAAGATGGCTATAAATATAAACGGTACAACCGTTATAAATAACAGTAGGCAATTACAGAATATTGCTAGTTTAGACAGTACCACCACAACCACAATTGCGGCTGCTGCTGGTGGTGGCGCTCCTTGGCATGGTGACACACCATCTACTACACATGCTTTTAACAGTAACAGTAATTCTAATGCTGCTGTTGCTTTAGCGGCTGATAATAACAAGGGAAGGTATATTAGAGGCGTAGCACAGCATAATGTTTTTAATAGTAACCCAAACAACGTTAATATCGGGTTTAACGGAACGGGCGCTTGGATAGCTCCTACTGCCCATTTCCAGAATACCAACAATGGTGGACAGGTACTTATTAGTAGGATGGATAAAGGTAATACGGGAGTAAATGCCAATATAGGACAATATAGACTTACAAATTCTGGTGCAGATCACGGTATGTTTTTTGAAGGTTATCTTCCAGCGGGTGGGAATATGACCATAAACCGTTCTACCGTTTCATGCGATATATGGGATGATTGATATGTTTTATGTAGTAATTGGAAGTAACGGGCATCCTTCTTGCGGAACAAGTGATTTAGCTACAGCGCAGCTATACGTTGATGCCGACAATGGTTCTAGGCTCCTGACGGTAGATAGTGAAATTGATACCGAGAACGAGTTTACCCATAATGGCGAAACATTCACTCCAAACCCGATAATTGAGCCAGAGTAAATGTTTTTCAAAAAACAAGAAAAGCCATTTATAAAGTTCAGATACCGCGAAGATCACGAGCTTATTGATAGGCCAACAAAGGCGGGTAAAAAATTACCGCAATGGTTGAAAGCTTTAAATCGTGTGCCAAAAGGTGAGCATAAAAATTCAGCTGGCACAGTTAAGCGATGTATTCCCGCGCTTGATGCTTGCACCAACGGATATATCATTCCTTCTTGGTGCGATTGGTACATTAAAGTTGATGAAGAAACGGTTGAGGTTGAAAATTCTGACGGGGAAAAAAGCAAGGAAACTCATCCCAGAATTAGAATGCAAGCCTCTGGAGACTTAAACATGGGAGAGGCAGTCAATGGTCACTCTTGGGATCAAGTCGGTGATGATTGTCCAATCAAACATTATCCAAACGGGAAAACGCTTCTTAAGTTTGTGAACCCTTGGGTAATTGAAACGGCAAAAGGTTGGTCGTGTATGTTTAAATCGCCAGCAAATCATTTTTCTAATGTGCGCTTAATTGAAGGTGTTGTGGATACAGATACCTACAACAGACAAGTCCACTTCCCGTTTTTTTGGGATGGTTGCGAGCATGGAGAATTTGAAATCAGTAAGGGCGATCCTTTAGTTCAAGTTATCCCTTTTAAACGTCAAAATTTAGAATTGCAGTTTGATAAATGGGATCATAAACGAATGTCTCAAATGGACGCTGTGCATGAGACATACTTTTTTGACAGGTATCGTAAACTATGGTGGCACAAAGCAAATGGTAGCAAACTAACATGAGTAAACTATTTACAAATTTAATTTTAATTAAGGAAGCTATATGAGCAAAAGAAAATCTCGTTATGCTACTAAAAACAATATACATAGGATAGGTTTTCACGTTATACCAAAGAATGAAAAACAAGATAAACTCATTCGCTCTATTAAAGTATATCCTATTACTGTTACTATTGGTTGCGCTGGAACTGGAAAAACTTTTTGTAGTGCAGGAACAGTTGCACATCTCTATCAAAAAGGTAGTTATGAAAAAATTGTAATTACTCGTGCTAATGTACCTACAGGTAAAAGCTTAGGGCATTTTCCTGGAACTATTCAAGAAAAAATGACACCTTGGCTTTTACCTATGCTCGAAGTATTTGAACGGGCTTTCGGTAAAGAAAAATATAAGTACATGATTAATAAGGGTGAAATAGAAATTCAACCTATTGAAACAATACGAGGACGGTCTTACGAAAATTCTTTGGTACTCGTAGATGAAGCTCAAAATCTTTCGATCGATGAGCTTAAAGCAATTAGTACTAGATTAGGAGAAAACTCTAAATTAATACTTATGGGAGATCCTGCACAATCTGATGTACGTAAAGGTCAAGATTTATTAAAGTTTTGTGCTTTAATTAGAAAAAATCATATATCCTTACCTGTAGTTAAATTTACAGTAGATGATATTGTTCGTAGTGATATTGTAGCGGATTTAGTAAAGATGTTCATTAAAGAAAAAATATAATACTAAAGAGAATTTTATGACAGATTATTATTCAGAAGAAGAAAGAATTATAGCGCTAGACAAGGCGAAAAAAGAACTTAATTCTAGAAAAAGTAAAGAAATTTGGGGTTATAACGACTGTTGGCAATTTGTTGTAGAATATGATAAAGCTTTGACGGGTTATAACTCCAAATTAAAAAATTTAGAATTAAATTACAATTGTCCTATTTCTTGGGAATTAGAAGTAAAAAAAGTATTTAGAAGTTTTGAAAACTTTGCAGATTTTACTAACTATGAAATTGTAAAAAATAAAAGACCCCAAATTGGCGATGTTGCTTATCAGATTATGAATAGTGGAAATATCTCTGCTTTAATAGCTGACAAAAGCCATTGGGTAACATCAACAGGCGAAAATGGTGTAATAAGAGTTGTTCAAAAAATGTTTATAGAACGAAATATTCCATTAATAGTCAGACCAATTAGGAATTAAATTATGGCAAAATATTATTACAAAAACACTGAAATACTGGCTCCTTTTACTATTATTTCAAACGAGCCAATGTTTGATATGACAACTATTTCTTTAAAAACCAGACGAGCAACTCAAGGTCATCAACGCTGGGAATTAAGCTTTAGAACACAACCTACGAATAATAATATTGAAGAAACTTTATTAAGTAGTGTTAATAACCTTGATGCTGAAACAATGACAATGCCTCAATTAAAAAGTGTTGAAGATAGGTTTACTTTTAGTGGGCCTGTAACTTTAGCGGCTCAAAGTAATGCTAATAGCAGCGCTGTTTCCTTGACACTTTCTGCTCTTAATTCTGGTATTATTCCCAAAGGTTATTTTGTTAAGTTTTCAAGTAGTGATAAATTACATATTGTTACTTCTGATGTATCTTTTGATGCAACGTCTGGTAATGTTACTATGAGCATATACCCAAAATTAGTTAGTAATGTAATTTCAGGAACTACATTAGCTACTGGTACTAGTGTTATATTTTCTTACTTTAAAAGTATAGATAATCAAACAGGGATTACATTTACAGACGGTATTTTAGCTAATTCAGGTACTATTACGCTGTTAGAGGCGGTGTAACATGAGAGTTTTTTCTAGTACGGTTCAATCTTTAATTGATTCTGGTAATATTGAGTATTTTTATTTAATTACCTTACAATTTAATCAAACTTATAGATTTACAAGTTATAGAAGTAATTTAGAATATCCTATAGGCTCAAACAATACTTATATTGCTGATGGTGGTATTTTTGAAATTGATGAACCTCAATTTTCTTCAATAGTGGATCGAGAAGCTTATAGAGTTGTTTTAGCTGAAGAACTTGATGAAATGTTTGCTGAATTTGAAGCTAATGTTGTTGGTAAACCTATAGATGTAAAAGTAGGGTTTGTATCAAATGGAGTTCCTCTTTTAAACACTGCCGACATTGTATCCATATATACTGGTAGAGTAGACAGCCCTTCTATTACAAATGACTGGGAAGAAAAGCTAGCTATTATCGAAGGTACTTCTCCTATGTCTGATTTAGACGCAGTAAATGTTAGATTTACTTCAAAAGACAATATGGATCAATTGAGTTCTACTGATACTTCTTTTGATCAAATTTACGAGAGTAGTCAAATTACTTTAAAGTGGGGTAAGGTTTAATGAGTCCAAAATTATTATTAAGAATTATTCTCACTGTTGTATCAATGATGCAACAACAGGCCCAACTTAATAGATTAAAAAGAAAACAAGAAGAAGAAGCTGAAAAAAGAAAAGGCTTTCAATTTACTGTTAGAGGAAGATCTTCACCTATACCTATTGTTTATGGGAAACAAATGTTAGGTGGTATTGCTACAGGTCATAAAGTAAGTAATAATTATGTTGCAGGTTCTAGTAGTCTACACGATAAATTATTTGAAGAAGATCTTGGAACAAGTGGTACAGGTTCAAAAAATGAATTTCTTCATGTTGAATATGCATTATGCCATGAAGGAATAGAAGGTGTTCAATGGGTTAGAGTTAACGGTGTTAATTATAACGACTCTGAAGCTAAGTTTAATCATAGGTTTAGATGTTATAATTCTGGTGGTGTTGCAGATCCTGTTTCTACTGCAAACGGTTTTCCAAGTACTAATACTTTTACAGGAGTAGCTCATGTATCTTCTACTTATAAATTAAATAGAGATGAACAAAATTATGGTGGCGAACCTGATGTAAACTTTTTAGTTAAAGGTAGAAAAGTTAAAACTATTGTAAGAAGTGGAACAAGCCCTAATTACACTTATGCCCTAAGCTCTTCTTTCAGTTATAATAATAATCCTGTATATTGTTTATTAGATTATTTAATGAGCAGTGAATTTGGACGAGGTCTTTCTGTTGATGATATAGACTTGCCTTCATTTTATCATTCAGCTTCTGTATGTGATACAATTGTTATGACCCAAGCTTCTTCAGGTGGAAAAGTAAATGGCGGTAAAACTATAACTGCAGTTGCAGATTATGCAGCTTTGCCTGGAAATCTTGAAGACAGAACTTACGAAAATAACCTTTGGAAAACTACTAATAACGGTAATTATTATTATTGGAATAGAACTGCATGGGTTCAAACTGAGTTTGATTTACGTAGAGATATACCTTTGTATGAATGTAATTTAACAATAAACCCTGAAAGAAGTATTCGTAATAATATTGAATCAATTTTAGATACAATGGGTTTGGCCGAATTAACATGGACTACATCAGGAAAATACAAATTATCTTTAGAATATCCAACTAGTGTAAACGAAACTTTAGCTCTTGTTGATACTGCTCATGTTTTTAATGAAGACAATATAGTTAAAGATAAAGTTAATTTAGTTTATGCTAATGCAAGTGATAGGTTTAATCAAGTAACTATTGACTTTTTAAACGAACATGAAGATTTTAAAGATGATACAATATCATGGCCTCCTAGTAATAGTACTATTTATACACAATACTTAACAGAAGATGGCAATCAACCTTTA